CAGATACACCGATGGTGCGCTACACGCGCACCATTTTCCCGTCATATGCATGTATGATTATACGCAACGAATTTGGATAAATTCCACAGATGAAAAGAGCGATTAATTTCGCTCTTTTTTAGTTTGGAAACCATTGAATTTCTTTAAATGTTGGTGCTTCATCAGTGTTTCCTGTCCAATCACAAGTAATGACAAAGCCAAGTTTCTTATCATCTACATATGCGTATCCTTTTACCGCATATGAATTATCTTGTTTAATCCAATCGAAATTTGAGATTTTATCCAATTCAGATATTTTGAAATCCGAATGAATTGCGATTGCCATGTCTACCCAATCATATAAAGCTTCTTTTTCTGCTGGCGTCATAATAACAGTTCTAGGCATTCTAGTAACTGAACCATTTTCGTAGAATACTGTTTCATCCTTTTTAACAGTGCTTACAGTATCATCTTTAATATTAAAGGTAATATCAGTGTCTATATATTTAATTGTGCAAGAATCCTCATCTAAATGAGTGATATGAAGCTTTGATTTTTTAATTCCTAGTTCTTTAGCAACAGATACAATTGACTTTACCTCTTTTTCCGGTACTTCCCAATTTTCTGCAATCTCTTCTGTATATGTAAGCTTTTTTTGTGGCTCACTAGGTGTAATTGCGATGATTGCATAAAAAACAACAATAACAATAGCACACCACATTAATATCTTTTTCTTCTTACTTCCACCTTTTTCAATAGGTGGTGTTTTAGTTTTGTTCCGCATTGTCTAATTCCTTAATAATTCCGTAAATGAAATCTAATAACCTTTCCTTTGTTTCTTCACTTGATTTTAAGTAAGCCTTAATTAATGGCTTTTGGTTTGGATTGATTTGATATTCATCAATTAATTCGTCAATAGTGTTATCCGGTACATCCAAGAACATATCTCCAATACCTTCTGTAAGCCAAAAGTAATCAACATTATATTCTTTACATATTAATTTGATTGTTTGGTCGCTAGGATTGTTCACACCTTTTTCAAGATGGTTAACACTGCTTCGAGTTATACCTATTTTCTTACCGAATTTCTCCATACTTAGGTTCAAGCTAGACCTAATCGCATATATTCTTTCACCTATAGTCAAATGTTTTACCTCCTCTACATTCATAATATCACGTAAAAATAAAAAATGTATATCAAAGTTACAAAAAATACTTTACAATGTAGAGTGAATACACTATAATGTATATGTAAGTTACAAAACATTACAAAACATTACAAAACATGGAGAACACAAGAAATGAGAAAAGAAATTGAAAAGTTTCTAGTAAGAGTGAATTGGAAAATTGAAAGCAAAAAGCGTTCACTTGAACAAGAAAAAGAATGGCTTGTTAAACAAGCTCAAAGAGTGAATACAAATTGCGCAAAACTATCTTGCGAAAGAATTAAACAACTTGAAGATGAAATACTAATTCACGAAACATACAAATACGAATTAGAAGCAATTTTAAAATGGGAGGATTTAAAAAAATGAGTTGTATTCAAGAAATGAGACGCATTAAAGATTTAACAAATGAAGAATTACTAGATACTTACTCCTATTGGAAATCAGAGAAAGATAACTTGAATTGCAATCCAAATTATTCAGAAGTACGAAAAAAGTTCATAAAAGAGCAATTTGAAAAAGCAGAAAAAGAAGCTCTAAAGAGAATGGGAGGGTTTAAAAATGAATAAAATTGATTACTCAACACAACCAAAAGAAAAAGGTATAGACAATTATGTTTGGGTGCTAGAAACAAAGATTAAGCTTGCAGAAAACGACATTGAAGCATTAAAGAAAGATTTAATTCTAGATGTTAATGAGAATAAATTTGAAAAGCTTCAATATTACAGTTTCGAATTAAACAGATTAAAAACAATCAAGACAGAATTAAGAAATTCTTTAACAATTTTAAGAGTAAATTTAAAAAAAAAGGATTAATAAGGAGGACACAAGAAATGAAATCATTGTATATAAACGATTCTTACAAAGGCAAATGTTACAAATGGAACACGGATGATTTATTAATGTATTTATATGTTGATGAACGTGTTATAGCAATCCCATTGAAATATGATGTGAGTTTAAAAGAAACAGACAATCGTATTGATATTAAAGTATGTCGAAACTAGCCAATAGGCTAGTCTGCTAGAGATGAACTACTAGCACTGATGATGACAGGTCAAAAAGAAAGAGGGTGAAACAATACTAGATAAGAGAATTTTCGAAGCTCTAGGCTTACTTGAAAAGAAAGGCTATGAGCTATCTGAATTCGATAAAGGGTATATCGCTTGTATCCTTAACGAATCCAAAAAAGAAGAAAAGAGGTGAATGAAATGACTAGAACGTATCATGTAACCTTCGATGTGACTGCAAATGTCACATTCGAAGTTGAAGCACATGATGAAGTTGAAGCGCAGGAAATTGCGAATCAATTGAATGTTAGAGATTTGCAGGAAGTAAATGAAATTAATACTTGCGAATCTAGAATGGAGGTGTACGCAAGTGATTATTGAGTATAAAGCGTTGCTTAATAAGGATGATTTGGTGAAATTATTTGGAATGGATGAAATGTCAAAAGGAGGACAAAGAAACAAGGCAAGTAAAATCATGAAGTCAGTTAAAGAGCAATACAAAAAAGACAATGGAATTGATTGGAAAGACACGTTTATTTATAAGAACGTATCACAAAATGTAATTCCTACAGAAACATTCTTAAAATGTTGTCCGGAATTTAGAAAATCATTTAGGAGATAAGAAAATGCAAGATATAAGAATGAACAGTATTCAAGATGAAGAAATGGAGTTAAGCATTTATCCATTTAATCCAAAACGAATACATTTAAGCAAAGAAGAAAAAGAGATACGCAGAGAAAAAAGGTATCAAAAAAGAATCACAAATTGCGTAAATGTAATTCTAATTACAACAATAGTGATTCTGTTAGTTTCAATAGCTTGTTTAGGTAAGTCGTATGCAATGCTATTTCTATAAAAAAGAGGTGCGCACTCGACAAAAGCACGCACACACAAGAAATGACGTTCTTAAATTAAGAACACATACATTATAGCAGATAAAGGAGGAAAACGGAAGAATGAAAAAGAATAATGATATTAGAGAATTAGCTAAAAAAAATGGAGTGTATTTGTATGAAATTGCAATGGAGTTGAATGTTTCAGAATCTACTTTCATTAAAAGTTTAAGAAAAGAACTTACAGACGAAAAGAAAGAAGAAATAAAGCAAATAATCAATCAATTATCAGAATAAAAAAGGAGAAATAGAAGATGGAAGAAAAGAAAAGCATTTATGAGAAACTTTCATTAATTCAGAATGAAATGAAAGTCGGAAAAAATAATTACAACAAATTTGGGAAATATAACTATCGTTCTGCCGAAGATATTCTTGCAGAAGCTAAAAAAATTTGTTGTAAGCATAGAACGACTTTAATTCTTACAGATGACATTAAAGTTGCAGGAGATAGATATTACGTTGTAGCAAGCGCAACATTAATGGATTGGGATTCGATTGCAACGGTACAGGTTACTGCAATGGCTAGAGAAGAAGAAAATAAAAAAGGAATGGACGCTTCACAAGTTACAGGAAGTTGTTCATCGTACGCAAGAAAGTATGCGTTAAATGGTTTATTCAACTTAGATGACACAAAAGACGCAGATACAGATGAACAACATGAAGTCGTTCAAAATGCACAAACAAAACAACAGAAAGCCGAAAAAAATGACAAGTTAGATGAAATTCGTATGCGTTGTTTTAAAGCACAAAATGAATTACAGAAGCTAGGAATTGATACGCATTCAGAAGCGTTTTGTGAACATTTAAAAGCCGAATATAAAATCAGTTCACAAGATATTCCTAATCTAAATGGAAACGGTCTAGTGGCATTAATTAAAGCATACGGAGCTATTTACAAAGAAAATGCGAAAGCATAAGGAGGAAAGAAAAATGGAATTAGTAAACGTAACAAATGGACAAATTGAAATTCAACAGGAAGCATTAAGCAAATTAAAATCATTTCAAGAATACAAAAAGGAAATGGACAAATTAGAAAAAGATATTAAGAAAAATATCTTAGAAGCAATGGAAAAGAACGGTATCAAATCATTTGAAAATGATGTTGTGAAAATTGCATATGTAGAACCGTACACAAGAACAACTATTGATACAAAATTAGTAAATGAATTAGGTCTTATGCACCAATTAGCAAAGGAAACACAAGTTAAATCTAGTGTTAAGGTAACTTGGAAATAAAACGAGATAAGTCAATACTTCAAAGTGATATGTCTAAGTGCTATGTATGTGGTTCAACATTGAATTTACATACACACGAAATATATTTCGGTAATTATAACCGAAAGAAATCAATTGAGCATGGTTGCTATGTAAGATTGTGCGCAAAGCACCACAACATGAGCAGTGAAGGAGTACATTTTAATCACAAATTAGACATGAAACTTAAAAAGGAATGCCAACAGGCATTTGAAGAAGAACACACAAGAAATGAATTTATGAAGATATTTCATAAGAATTATTTGTAGGAGGTAAATATGCATTCATACAATGTTATCACGAATCAAGAATCATACCCTAGAGAAATATATTTTTCTCAAGCTAAAAGAATCGAGGAGCTTGAGAACTATATTATGGATGAAAACTTTAATCCGTACCAAGATTCATGGACGGATGTTAAGAAAATGGAAGAATTGGGAATCACAGAAGAACAAAAGGAATTGTTCAGACTTCAGAAATTTGAAGAAATGGAGCGAATTCCATTTTGAAAACAAAGCTGATTGGCAATTACTTAAGAAAATCTAGAAATGAGGATGGAAACCTAGAAATAACATTTGAATTAACTGAGCCAATATACGAATCATACGCTCAGGCACTCGAAAAAGGGGCATATAGCGTGATTATAGATTCAGTTAAACATTTACGCACGAATGAACAAAATCGGCTTATGTGGCATTTAATAAAGGAAATATGTAGTAATGAAAACGCAAGTTATAACGATACATGGGATATGTATTGTGAATTTCTAAGAATGGCAAAACAAAAGTATACATATGTTTCAGTTTTGAAAGATGGTGTTGATTCGTTGGCTCAAGCTCATGGAGTTAGAGCGGTGCAAATATTGGGTACTGAGATAAGAGACAATGGAAATGAATTTGTGAATTGTAGATTGTTTCTAGGTAGCTCACAAATGGACACAAAGCAAATGGGAGTATTAATTGATTGCATACTAGATTATGCAGAACAATTAGGAATCAGTACTCAATATTATTTAGATAAAGGAATCAAGGGGGAAGAAAAATAAAGTTTGTTATTAAAGGAAAATTAGATGGATTGAATGAATATATTAGAGCTTGCCGAGCAAATCGTTACAAGGGAGCAGAAATGGTAAAAAAGAACGAGCGTCTTGTAATGGCTTATATCTTACAGGCAGTGAATTTCGGTGAAGTTTACGAAGTTAAAAACTACCCAATTAAATTAAATATTAATTGGTATGAACAAGACAACAGAAGGGATATAGACAACGTAACATTCGCAACTAAATTCATTCAAGATTCATTAGTTAGAACAGGAATTTTAGAAGATGATTCAAAAAAATACATTAATCAAGTGAATCATTCAGTATTTACAGATAAACAAAACCCAAGGATAGAAGTAGAAATTCTAGGTGGAGGTGAGCAAAATAGCAGTAATTAGAGTTATTAAGAGCAGAAACTATACAGTGATGAGCAATACACATTTAAAAGATAAACGCTTATCACTAAAAGCAATAGGCTTGTTAAGTGTTGTTCTTGGTTTACCGGAAGATTGGCATTATACAGTAAATGGATTAGTTGGAATTGTAAAAGATGGGAAAGATTCAGTTGAAAGTGCAATTAAGGAATTAAAAAAGAATGGATATTTAAGGGTAGAGAAGATATATCCGAACGCAAATAGCAATAGAATTCAATATCAATATACATTCTTTGAGAATCCTCAAGAGGTGGATTTTCAACCCCTTGAAAATCAAGGTATTGAAAAGCAAGGTGTTGAAACTCAAGTACTTGAAAACCCCTACACTTATAAAGATACTAATAAACCAAATACTAATAAATTAAATACTAATACACAAAGTAAACACAAATATGGTGAATATTCACACGTGTTACTTACAGATAAAGAACACACACACCTATTAGATTTATATGGTGATTCATTAGATGAACATATAAAGATATTAGATGAGTACATTGAAACAAGTGGAAAGAAATATAAAAGTCATTCACTCGTGATTCAGAAGTGGGTACATGATGAATGGATGAAAAGAAATAAGAATAATCCTGTAAAGCTTGATTCTAAATACTATGCACAAGAAAGCAATCAATCATATGCAGATGTACAGAAAGAAATGGAACGAGTGAGAAGGGAAATATTAAGAGCATAAGAGGGCGTGAATAAATGGAAAAAATACAGATTTTAGAGCTATTTGGAGGTATCGGTTCTCCAAGATGTGCGTTAAGAAATATTGGAGTTCCCGTTAAAGCTATCGATTATGTAGAAATAGATGAAAAAGCAGTTCGTTCTTATAACGCAATGTTTGAAGATGAATTAGCGTATAAAACTCAATCTGTAGTAGGTTGGAATTTAAGACCAGACATTTTGATACATGGAAGTCCATGCCAAGATTTCTCGATTGCAGGGAAACAAAAAGGAGCGGATGAAGGCTCTGAAACTCGTAGTTCATTGATGTGGGAAACAATTCACATCATTCAACAAATGGGAGTATGGAAGCCTAGATATGTAATTTGGGAAAACGTTAAAAACGTATTGTCAAAACACATGATTCATAACTTCAATCGTTATTTGAAAGAAATGGAAAAAATGGGATATACAAATTCGTTTGAAATATTAAATGCAAGAGAATTTGGATTACCGCAAAACAGAAATAGAGTGTTCACAGTCTCGATTTTAGGAAATGAATATTTTGAATTTGATGATTTAATCAGAACAAAAGAAAAGAATATCAACGATTTTTTAGAAAAAACATTTGAAGATAAATACGTAGTTCGACAAAAAAGTATGTTAAAAAAAATTGAATCTAAAGATAGCAGCTTTAAAGTGAAAGTGATTAAAGATTATTGCGATACGATAACGTGCAAACAAGTACGCAGTCCAAACGCAGGTGTAATTAGATTAGATGATGGAAGATACAGATATTTGACGGAACGTGAATGTTGGAGACTTCAAGGATATACGGATGAGGACTTCGATAATGCAGCAAGGGTAAATCCAGGAAAAGAAGGATGTATGAATGGTGTTTTGTACAAGCAAGCCGGTAATTCAATACCTGTTCCAATATTTGAAAGTATATTCCGAAAAATAATACTTAATCAAACTGATATGAGTAATAAAGGAAACAGATTATTTTGAGGTGAACAAATGATTAATTGGATTTGTGGAGCTATATGTGGAAGTTGTGCAACACTTCTTCTATATAGCATATTGGTAAGAAAAAGGATTCAAGAAGAACAAGACAAAGCTTGTAAATGTATTTTCAAGTATGAAGAATACAGAAGAAGAATCAGAACTTTAGAATATGAAAAAAAGAAATTAGAGTATGATTTGAAATCTGCTCAACAGAGGTAATCAATATGGACTACATGATGTTAGAGCCTTACACAAATGAATTTAAAGGCTTTGTAAGCGACGAAAAGGTAATGGACGAGTTAGGGTTAACGAAAGCACAATTTGACGCACACGTTATGTATCAAAGGTTATATAAAGGATGTGTATTAATTGAAGATGAATCAGATGAAAAGAAAGCAAGTGATACAGAAATGTATGAATTGATTGAAACATCCAAAACAGGAAGAAAATGGTATATTTCAAATCGTTTAAATGTAATTTCTGTTAGCAAAGATGGAGTGAAAAGAAAGATTCATCCATCGCTTGAAAAAGGCGTATATAGAGTATGTATAAATAGAAATATGTATCAACTCTACAGACTTGCATATGAGAAATTCATTGGGAATATCGGTAATGGAGTCAAAGTTAGATTAAATGGGAAAAATGATGTAAAGAACCTATATCTAGTCAATAGAGGAATTGATGGAGGTATGGCGAGGGCAAAGAGAGTTGTGTTGAATGGAATTGAATATGAATCAGTTGCAGAATGTGCAAGAGCGATGGGTTACACAAGACCTGCAATTTCAAAAATGTTAAAAGGAGAAGTAACAAATATATTAGGTGTTAGATACGCATAGGTATAGAAAGAGAGATAAAAAATGACAAGTAAAGAATATGAATTGATTAAAGAAATGCTACAAATGCAAGCTAAACTAGATGAAGCAATTATGAAAGAATACGGATTAGATGAGATTGATGAAGAGAAGTTGAGCTTTGCAATACTAGATGAAGTAGGCGAGCTAACACATGAATTAAAAGCCAATTGGTGTTGGTGGAAAAAGACTCAAGCACCTGTAGACGATGAAAAGGTTTTAGGAGAGTTAGTTGATATTTGGCATTTTGTATTAAGTTGGCAAAACAACTTTAATCTTGGTAAAGAAGGATTATTAACATGTGAACAAACAATGAAAAAAGTTGACGAAAATCGGTGGTCAATCGAAGGATGTAGAAATGGTATTGTTATAAAATTAGCAGATTTACCAAGCTTTTCGTTGTGGAAAGTAGAACCATTAATTGCAATCTCAGAATACTTAGGTTTCACAATTGAGCAAGTATATGAAGCTTATTGTGGCAAGAATAAAATCAATTATCAAAGACTAGAAAAAGGGTACTAATATGTGGATTAGAAGTCAGAGTTTATTAACATTAGCTAATTTTGAGTGCTTAAAGATTAGAC